GTAAGGCGCACAAAACAAGCCGTGAATTTTGGGCGGCGCAGAAAATCAACAGCGAAGTAACGGACTTGTTTATTATCCGGTATCGGCAACTGGTTGACACGAAAATGCAGGTTGTGCATGACAGTAAGACTTATGACATTATTGGAGCGGATGACCAGGACGGGAAACGGCGGGAACTGTATTTGATGTGCAAGGTGGGGGAGTAGTGGATCTTGAGGTAAAGATCGGCGGTATGGGGGAACTGAAAAAAAGTTTATTGGCTATGGAAAAATCTCTCCTTCCTGACCACGTTGAACCGATTATGCTAAATGGTGCAAAAACAATTGCCAAAGCAGTGAAAACAAAAATAAGAACCGGTCCTAAACCAATTACGAGAACAGGCGACCTTGAAAAAGGGGCAGTGGCAAAGATGCTTGGCCGTATAGGAAGCGATCCTGCTCCGGCCATAGCTGCCATGGATTATAAGAAAGCTCCGCACAGCTACCTTGTTGAATATGGTCACGATCTTGTTAGGGGAGGCAAAAAGGGCAAAGGCGGTGTAGTCATTGGTCATGTAGCCCCAGCTCCTTATTTTCGGCCTACTGTAGACGAACAGCAAGAACCAACACTGCAGGAGGTGACGAATAAACTGGGTAAGCTCATTGAGGAGGCAATGAAATAAGATGAGCTTCAAGGATGAATTATATAGCTATCTGAGTGCCTACACAGGATTAACTACTTATGTGGGTACTCGCATTTATTCGGTTAAAGCGCCGCAAAATGTTCAGGTTCCATACTGCGCTTATTATATTATCAGTGACATAAGGGATTATTCACACCAGGGATACAGTCATCTACGCAGAATAAGAGTGCAAATTTCATGCTTCTCCAATGAAACTGTAGAACTGGAGTCAATAAAAGAGCAGGTTATAGCAGCAATTGAAGCATGGCCGACGGTAAATGCAAATGTTCAGGCGGCATTTATAGAAGATGGTCCGGATTTATATGAAGATGAAACGCAACGTTATCATATCCCCGTAGATGCAATTATCTGGTACGGGGATTAATTATTAGAAGGAGGAAATTTAAAAATGACCACAGCAGCTAAAAGCGCATTTGGTACAGTTTTAACTTGGAATTCACAAACAGTAGCAGAAATAACGAGTATTGGCGGCGTAGAACTGTCAATAGACATGATCGACGTTACTAATCATCAGTCAACCAGCGGATATGAAGAAGCTATCGCAGGAATCACAAAGACCGGTGAGGTTTCTATTGAAGGTAATTTTGTCTATACGGACACAAATGGACAATTAGCCATGATTACCGATGCCGCCGCTAAAACTTCGCGGACAGCAGTAATCACCGGCCCAAGTAGTATATATTCATGGTCTTTTACTGCCTTTATAAGCAAGATCAAAATAGGAGACAGCGCTCACGATGGCAAAATACCTTTTTCGGCATCGCTAAAAGTAACCGGAGTGCCGACGTTTGCCACAACCGCAAGCAATAACCTTAGTGCCCTGTCGGTAACTACAGGCATACTATACCCTGTATTTGCTGCAGGAACATATGAATATGCGGCTACCAGTACAGGCAATACTTGCACAGTTACAGCCACATTTGCGGCCGGCACTTGTACGCTGACAGCTAATGGTGTAAGCCAGGCATTAACCACTACTGTACCATCAAGCGCTATTGATTTAGGGGATGATGGAGACATGACGGAAATTACAATTGTTGTTCAGGAAACAAACAAAACAGCTAAGACGTATACAATTTGGGTTGCTAATGCAGCCGCTTAAGGAGATGTTTATAAATGAGTAGACCTGTAAGCATACAACTCGACGGAATGTCAAAAACTCTGCGCTATAATTTCAACGCCATTGCCGATGTCGAAGAAAGGGCAAAAACCGGTATCGGAACATTGCTTTCAGAAGAACGTATTGGTTTTAATTCTATGCGGTATTTGGTTTGGGCAGGGTTAAAATGGGAAGATAGAGGACTGACTATTGAGCGCACTGGATTAATGCTTCAGCAGTATTTTAAAGATGGAGGAACATTCGAGCTTTTATCATTGATAGTGATGAATGCGTTAAAAGCCAGCGGTGTATTACAGATGCAGGAAGAAGAAACAGAAGAAGAAAAAAACGTGACAACGGAGGTAGTGAATTAACTAACCTCCGTTTTTCTGATTATCTTCCTGAATTAGAAAAAAACGCATGTCGTATTGGGATTAATCCGCAGGAGTTTTGGCAACTGACTCCTGCGGATTTGTTTTTATTGTTCGAGGCGCATGAGGAACGTAATTATTGCGATTGGTTAAAATTCGGCATGGTAGCGGCGGCAATTACGAACTGTTTCCTCAAAAAAGGGGTGAAGGCGCTTACTGCTAATGATTTTGTTTCCCGTGGCAAAGAGGAAAAACGCAAGGAGCAGACACCGGAAGAAATGATGCAAATGGTTAAGGTGTTGAATGCAGCTTTTGGCGGAGAGGTGGTAATAATGGCTGAAAAAAAATTAATGGTTGTTATTGGCGCTAATGTTTCGAGCTTTACAAAGGGACTTGATAGAGTTAACAACGATATAAAAAAGATGGCCGGTAACTTCAAACAACTTGGAGGTTTAAAGTTAATCTCAAGTGATTTAAAGAAGAACCAAGCTGAATTTGAACTGCTTGCGTCAAAAACCAGACTGACTGCCACTGAATCACAAAAGTTGAATAATGAAATATCTTTTTTAAACAGGCAGTTAGCACTTCAGGGGCAGGCTATTGCAGAGGTAAGCAAACGTTACAGCGACAGCATAACAGCCAAGGGAGCTGATGCGGAGCAAACTAAAAAGCTGGAGTTAGAGCTTCTCAAGCTTCAAAAGGCTGAATCAGAAACTGCAAACAGCATTAAAGAAGCGGAAATTGCGTTGCAATCACAAGGCCCTGTTAATACTAAATTTCAGAAAGACATTCAGAAGTCAACTGAAAGAGTAAACACATTCAGATCGTCTTTAGGTAATGCCCTAAAGACGTTTGTATTATGGGGTGTATTGTTTGGCGCAGTAGGCTCAATCAAACAGGCAATAACTGCGTTATTTGCCTACAATACACAACTGGAAAACGCTTCGATAGCTTTTGAAACACTGCTTGGTTCTACAGGTAAGGCAAATAAGTTTATGCAGGACATGGAGGATTTTGCCACAAAAACACCTTTTGAGTATCAGGACGTTCAGGATGCAGCAAAGAAGTTTATGGCCCTTGGATTTGCGGCAGGCGAGGTTTTGCCTACGTTAACTGCTGTTGGTGATGCTGCCGCCGCTATAGGCGGGGGCAAAGAAACGATCGACGGCATTGTAATGGCTTTAGGTCAGATGAGAACTAAGGGCCGTGTCCAGGCGGAAGAACTTATGCAGCTTGCGGAAAGAGGCGTTCCTGTATATGAGATTTTGCAAGATGAGCTTGGCTTAACAGGTGATCAGGTTGCAAATATCGGCAAAGAAGCTATTTCATCCGATAGGGCTATTCAGGCGCTTGTAACAGGTATTGAGAAGCGTTACGCCGGCATGATGGACAAGATGTCAAATACAACCTCCGGCATGCTGTCAACCATATGGGATAGCTTTAAGATAATCGGCAGCACGGTATTCGCTGGTTCTTTTAATTCGCTTAGAAATGCACTTACCAAAGTGCGTGATACTCTTCTGGATGTAGTCAATACGATAAGGCAAGGCGGCATTAAAGCTGCGTTCGAGAAGTTTATTCCGAAAGAGATGCAGAAACCGTTATTATTAGTGCTTGCTGCAATAAAGGATATATGGCATAACGTAAAAATACTATATGTGGAATTAAGTCCAATTTTAGTTATATTTATGAAATTAGCAGTAATCATAGGATCTATAGTATTACCTATTATAGACATTCTTCTGAGGGCAATAACAGATTTTATTAATCTGATTGGCAAGGGCGTAGTAGGCACATTAAAGATACTAGGTATAAATACTATGGAGGTTGAAAAATGGTTTAGCGGTCTTTATGATGGCATGACTAAATTTTTCAATATAAACTTCGAACTTCCCGGTTTAGATAACAAGGCTATGGAGGACTATGCTGGAGCAACTTCCGGCGCAACCAAGGCGACAGAGGAACTGGGCAAAACGGCAAAAAAATGGCTTGCCGGGTTTGAT